CCGCCCTTTTACTCAACTAACTATGGTATCTAATACCGAAACCTGGCCAATATTCCCAGGGCTAACCCAAAATGGTTTGCGCCCAGGCGTACAAGTAACTGCAAGATGGGGATGGCCATCAGTGCCGGATGATATAAATATGGCTTGTTTGATCCTCACAGCCGATCTATACAAGCGTAAAGATGCCCCAGGTGGAATATTAGGACTAGGTGATTTAGGCGTTGTCAGAATGTCACCAATTGGTAGAGATGTAACGGCAATGGTTAGGGCATACAAAAAAGAAGTTATTGCATGACCCCAAGCACTGTTAGAGATAATTTAAAAACATCATTGCAAGCAATAACTGGTTTGCGTGTTTTTGATTATGTCCCGGATTCTACAAACATCCCAACAAATAATGCTTTTGCAATTGTTGGTCAATTAACTATGAATTATGACTTTACATTGAACAGAGGATTTGATTCTGCAACCTGCCAAATTATTGTTGTGGTTGGTAGAATGAGTGAAAGAAATGGACAAGAAAGATTGGATGGGCTACTTGCCTCATCCGGTTCAACTTCAATTAAAACCGCAATTGAGGCTGATAAAACATTAAGCGGTGCTGTACAAACGCTAAGGGTTGTGTCTGCATCCCCTGGAACAATAACATCCGCTAATATTGACTACCTAAGTTATCAATATTCAGTAGAGTTGATAGGTTAGTAACGAAAGGAAAAATATGGCCATATTTATGGGTAACAAAGTTGCTGTGATTGTTGGTACAACTACCATTACTGATCATGTCAGCACTGTAAGCCTAGCACGCGAAATTGATCAAGTAGAGATCACTGCAATGTCAGATAATATACAGAATATGATCGGTGGGATTGAACGCCCAACGCTAAATCTTGAACTGTATAATGACTTTGCATCATCATCAGTGAACTCATTGTTTGAAGATGCGCTAGGTACTAAACTGAATATCAAATTGATACCAGTAGCAGGTACAGTAACCGCAACAAATCCAAGTTACACAATGTCTTGCCTAATTTCATCATGGACACCTGTGAACGGTGCTGTTGATGCAGTTGCAAGCGTAAGTGTTTCAATTCCAGTAACTGCATTAACAAAATCAACAAGCGCGTAATAAGAAAAGGGTGGGACAATGCACAAGATTGAAATTGTTAAAAAAGACGGTAAGAAAATTACCTATGATCTTACGCCATCTGCAAAAGTGGCTTTTGAAGCCGAATTTAAAACAGGTTGGCGTAAGAGATTAGGTGAACTACAAATGGAAAGTGATTTGTGGTGGTTTGCTTGGCGATTAGAAAAGGATGCCGGCAAAACAGATTTAGCCTTTGGTGATGACTACATCAATCAGTATTCAGATATTGATTTATTGTATGATTCAAAAAATGGATAGACCGCCACGGCCAAATCTACGAAATCGCATCTGTGGCGGTTGCAACCGGTATCAGCCCTAAAGATTTATTAGAGGTTGATCCAGCGATTTACTTAGCCATCAAAGCCATCTTGCAAGAACGGCACTATAACAATAAGAAGGCAACAGTTAGGCGTAAATAATGATTAGACCTAGATATTCAGAATTGCCTGGCCGATCTAGGTCATTGGCGGCAGTGCCATCAATCTATGTTGAAAATTTAACTGAACTTCTTGAAAAAATGAAAAAAGTTGATCCTGATTTACAAAAAGAATTTAGAAGGGAATTAAGCAAAGCAGTAAAGCCTGTTGCTAAATTAGCACAAAGTTTTGTACCACACTCACCATTTCCGGGTTGGCGTGATGTTGAACCAAACTACCCACCACAATGGGGTTGGGCTAATGACAATGTTCACCGGGGTAGAACAATTGGCGAAAATAAAAGAAGTCGTTGGAAATGGTCACAAACAGAAGTTATACGCGGCATAAGAGTAAGCACGGCTAAAAGTAAAGTACAAAGAGTTAAAGGCGCAACATTTTCAGTAACCGCATTAGCCATAGTAAATAAATCTGTACCAGGTATAATATATGAGTTGGCAGGTTTTGGATCATCACGCTCACGCGCAAGAACTAGGCGCATAAGCCGTAACCCAAATGCTAGTGAATCATTTATTGGTAAATTACAAGGTACTGCTAATAGCGGTGCTTACAAAGAAAAAAGATTGATTTACAGAGCATCACAACAATTAGGTGGGCAAGTAAATGATAATCTATACGGCGTGTTAAAAAAATATCTAGGTAAAGAATTTAGGGGTTAATCATGGCATTAAGTCAATATGTTGCAATTAACTTCTTAACCAAGTTTGATAAAAAAGGCTTAGAGCGTGCAACCAAAGAACTAAAAGGCTTTGATAAGGTAGTTGCAACAGGTTCATTCAGATTAAAAGCATTTGCAAAAGCCGGTGGAATAGCGGCGGCGGCAGGTTTAGCCATATTTACTAAAAATTCAATTCAAGCCGCCTTAGCCCAGGAAAGATTAGATAAACAATTACAACTTACATTAAAGAGCATAGGACAAGAGTTTGCCTTACCTGATGTAAAAAACTTTGTAGCAGATTTACAACGAGCAACTAATATTACTGAAGATGCATTAGTACCTGCATTACAAAAGTTAATTGCGCAAACTGGTGATTTGTCATCATCTCAATATCTACTAAGTAAAGCCTTAGATATTTCAGCCGGCACAGGCGCGGATTTAGATACTGTTTTAAACGCAATAAATAAAGCCGCAATAGGTAATTACGATTCAATCGCTAAATTGGGTATTGGCTTTACAACCACCGAAGCCAAATCAATGGGCTTTATTAAGTTGATGCAAAACTTGGATAAGTACGCTGGATCAGCCGAAGCACAAACTAAAACTTTTGCAGGTCAATTAGATAGATTTAAAATTAGTGCAGGTGAAGCCACTGAAACTTTAGGACAGGGATTTTTAGTTGCCGCCGGTCTTATTACAACCGGATCATCTAACTTAGATATTTTCTCAGCCAAATTGGAAGTTGCGGCTCAAAAGTCAAGTGATTTATTAGTAGGTTTAGGATCATCTTTTAGTAAGGGTGGTTTTCTTGGTTATTTAGACCTTGCAAATTTAAATTTAGATGTGCTTACAGGAGATTTCCAAACTTTTCAAAGACTTGAAAAAGAAGGTTTAAGGATAAGAGAAGAACGCATACTACAAGAAAAGGGTTATCTAGGGTTATCTCAATTAACTATTGATGCCTTAGAAAAACAAAGACTTTATGGCAAAAAAGAACTTACTACTGAACAAGTTTTGGCTAAAATACAAAAAGATATTTTGGCTAGAGAAAAAGCAATGACTAAAGAAAAAGCCGCACAGGCCGCTTTTGATAAGAAGAAGGCTGATTTACAAGCAATGTTTGACATTGACAAGATCAACCTACAAGTGGCATTATCTCGCAAACTTACTTTAGAAGATGAAGCGCGTGTAAAAATTTTGCAAAAATTGGCTGATGGTACAGTTGCCGCAGTTAATGAAGCACAAAGATATGCAGATGTATTAAAGGTAATTGAAGATGGCAAAATTACAACGGGCGAAATAGATCAATTGGCTAAAAAGTGGGGCATGACTACTACTGGCGTTGAAATGTACATTCTCAAATTATTTGATGCTAATGAAGAAATAAGAAAAATGTTGGCTTTATTAAATCAAGTCAAAGTACCTAGTACAACTACACCTACACAAACACCAGTTGCAACTACAACTATTCTTGAACCAAATAAATATGATCAAATTAAAAAAAGCCTAGAAAAAGAATTTGTTTCAATGGGTATTGACAAGGGCGCGGCATCAGGCTTGGCGGCTTCATCTGCTAGATTACAAGCCCAGGCTGACGCATATTTTAGGGCTAATCCCGACATAGACCCATTGACAGGTGCTAGGCGTGTACCTTTGGCAGAAGGCGGCATTGTTACAAGACCTACGCAAGCCCTTATTGGTGAAGCCGGTGCTGAAGCAGTTATCCCATTAGACAAAATGGGTGGATTTGGTACTACCGTTAATGTAAATGTTGCAGGCAGTGTTATATCAGAAGGTGAATTGCAATCTGTAATTCAAGATGCTTTGTACAATTTAAACAGAGCAGGCGCGGTAACTCAATTAACTAACTTAGGTAGATAATGCCAGCCGCAACATTCCGGGCAGAAATTGATTTTAGCGGCGGTGCTTCATTTGATCCGGCTTTAGTGCTTGATGATCCTGCCACCCCGCTTGATGTCGCAGTGTTAGGTACTGCCGCCGCAGATACAGTTGATATAACAAATTTTGTTACTCAATGTTACATACGCCGTGCCTTTAATAGATCATCAGATTCATTTACCGGTGGCACAGCGCGTATAGTTTTTGTTGATGAAACAGGTGAATTTAACCCAGCCAATACCGGATCAAGTTTATATGGCAAGATAAAACCAATGCGTAAGATTCGCTTTACGGCAGAATATTTAGGGGTCACATATAACTTAGGTTCTTTTTATGTACAGGAATGGAATTACCAAAGCCCTACTGGGTTTGATCCAGCCTATGTAACTTTGGCGTGTGTAGATGGATTCCAGTTATTAAACCTGACAACCATTACTTCAGTTAGCGGTGGCACAGCCGGACAAACTACTGCTCAAAGAATTTCAAGTTTGTTAGATGCCGGAGAATGGCCAGGCGGTATGCGTGACATATCAACTAGCGCAACTACTACCGTGCAGGCAGATGATGGATCATCAAGATCATTATTGGCCGCGTGCCAGGTTGTAGAAGGTACAGACCTGGGCGCGTTCTATATGGATGAACGCGGATATGCAACATTTTTATCCCGCAATGACATTATAGTTGCTTCGGGTAATACTGCTACCGTTTTTAGTGATGTACCCGGATCAGGTGATGTGACATATCAGGCAGTTGAGTTTGACATTTCTGATTATCAAATGATTAACAAGGTGACGGTAACTAGAGTAGGCGGTGTGGGTCAAACTGCCAGTGATACAGCCAGCATCAATGATTATTTTCAACATAGCCGGGTCAGGGGCGGCATTATGCAAACAGATGCTAATGCTTTAAATCAGGCTGAAATGATTATTGCTTCCCGAAAAGAGCAGGGCGTAAACATACAATTGAACTCATTAACAGTTGATGCCTTTGGTGAGGATGACCCTGACCGCGTAGTTGCGGCATTGAGTTTAGATATGTTTGACCCAATAGAGGTTACTCAAACCCTACCGGCTGGAAATGTAGTTACAGATAGCGTTATTGCAGGCCTTACCTATCAAATAACACCCAAATCTTTTCAAGTAACATTTACATGCGCCCAGCCTTTTGCCGTGGGTTTTTTGCTATCATCAGATGTGGATGGCCGACTTGATGAAGATTCTTTGGCCTATTAGGGAGTATAGATAGATGGCAATTTTTTCAGTTGGTCAGGTATTAACGGCGGCTCAGATGAACTCAATCGCTAACCTTACGGTGAGAGCGGTTACCGCAACATCAGACACATTAGTGGTTACTGATGCAGATAATAAATTGATTACATATTCAAACACAGGCACAACTACAATTACAATACCGCCATTTGATTCAGTGGCTATAACTACTGGATCAGTAATTAATGTTATCAAAATTGGTTCAGGTGGCACAGTATCTATTATTCAAGGATCAGGCGTTACTTTGGCATCCACGGGAACTGTATCAACTAATCCAACAATTACTAAAACTTTTGGTGCTGTATCTTGTATAAAAGTTAGTACAGATAGTTGGTATGTTGTGGGCAGGGTTGCCGAGTAACAATGAATATTTTAGGGATATTAACACAACCATCACGCGTACCTTTAATTGTTGATTATTTAGTAATTGCAGGTGGTGGTGGCGGTGGTGCTGGCGCAGGCGGTGGCGGAGCGGGCGGTATGCGTTGCACCGTTACAAATACAGGTGGTGGCGGCTCATTAGAATCTGCTTTAACTTTGTCACCATCAACAAATGTCACAGTTACTGTTGGTGGCGGTGGTGCTTTACAAGCAAATGGTAACAATTCAGTTTTTTCAACAATAACATCAACAGGTGGTGGTTGTTCTCCAGGTTCAGCAAGTAATGGAACAAGTGGCGGATCAGGTGGTGGCGGTGGTCGTAGCGCTAATACTGGTGGAGCAAGAACAGCAAGTCCAGTTCAAGGAAATAATGGCGGAGATGCAGGTGGATTTAATGCAGGCGGTGGCGGTGGTGGAGCAGGCGCAGTAGGTAGCGTTGGTACAAGTGGTAACAATGGTGGTGCTGGTGGTAATGGTATAGCCACATCAATTAGCGGATCATCTGTAACTTATGCAGGCGGCGGCGGTGCTTGGGGTGGTTCAACTGCTGGTGGTGGTGGCACAGGCGGCGGTGGCGCAGGAACTACTGGTGCTACAGGAAATGCTGGAAGCGTTAACACAGGTGGCGGCGGTGGTGCGGCAAGTACAACCCCAGGTGCTGGCGGTTCAGGTATTATAGTTTTGCGTTATCCAGATTCTTATACTATTACATTTGGCGGTGGCGTAACAGGAACAGAATCAGCAGCATCTGGTGGATATAAGAGAGCAACAATTACGGCTGCAACTGCTGGAAATGTGAGTTGGTCATAATGGCACATTACGCTTGGTTAGATGAAAATAATATAGTTGTAAATGTTACTGTTGGCGTTGATGAAACAGAGTTAATTGATGGCTTAGATACTGAAACCTTTTATAGTCAAGCAACAGGCTATAACATAAAGCGCACATCCTATAATGGCAATATGCGCAAGCAATATGCAGGCATTGGCTATTTTTATGATCCTGTTGTAGATATATTTATTGCACCACAACCTTATGCATCTTGGTCATTAGATCAAAATTTTGATTGGCAAGCCCCAACAACCAAGCCTGAAGGTCTGTGTACTTGGGATGAAGAAAATTTAATGTGGCAACAATTAGAGAATTAACAAGCCCTAATGGGTGGCCGGCTAGTGAGGATCGCAAGGCATTAGGCATTGAATCTTTTAATGTGCCAGGAACAAAAACAAGGTTTGCTTGTTGTAAAGCAGTTGCTCCATTACTTGTTAATTTTGCCAAAGAATTTCATGAATTAGTTGAACCTATTGATCAAGGCCAATTAGATGATTGGGGTTATGCCTTCCGCATGACTAGGGGATCAGAGCGCATTTTAAGCAATCATTCATCCGGTACGGCCATAGACTTAAATGCAATTAAGCATCCTTTGGGCAAGTCAAATACATTTAATAAGGATCAGCGTAATACAATTAACCTACTGATAACTAAATATGGGTTAAATTGGGGCGGTAATTACAAAAAGCGTAAAGATGAAATGCATTTTGAAATAGCATTAACTAGGCATGAAGTACAACAAAAAATTAAACAGTTAGGATTAAAATGAAATTAGATAAAAAGAAAAAAGAAATTGTTAAGTCATATTTAAGAAGCGTTGCAGTTGCAACTGTTACAACAGCATTAGCCTTAGTTGCAGATGTTCGCCCTGAGTTAGCAATTTTAGCCGGTGCAGTAGTAGCACCTTTAATCCGCTATCTTGATCCTAAAAATGATCAATTTGGTGTTAATAGTTAATGAGCGTAAATGATGCGGCGGCCTTAGCAGTATCTACGGTCACCATTTTGGGCGCACTGGTAGCAACTGTTAGGTGGCTAGTAAAGCATTATTTAAGTGAGTTAAAGCCTGACAATAATGGCCGCCACAATTTAGAAGGCCGTGTTGCACGCATAGAAGAAAAGATAGACACGCTGTACCAAATTCTCATATCTAAGAAGTAAGTCAGCCTTATCCCCTACCCTATGGCCATGAAGATGTGTGTGGTTGTACCTAGTAGGGGTAGGCCTGAAAATGCAGATCGCCTGGCCAAAGCCTTTATTGATACTAATGCTGATGCTGATCTTTATATTGTTGTAGATAATGATGATCCCGAATGGAATGAGTATGCAAAAAATGAATCTTATACAATGTTGCCGGCAGATAATAAAACAGGTGGTTGTGCCGATTCTCTTAATACCGGTGCGGTTTTGCTTTTGGATATTACTAAGTTTCCTTTATATGATTATTTTGTTTTCATGGGTGATGATCACCTTCCTAGAACCCAGGGCTGGGATAAAGCCTTTATTCAAGCGTTAAAGAATAATGCTGGCATTGCCTACGGTGATGATCTATTGCAAGGCGAAAATCTACCAACAGCCTATGCAACTACGCGTGAAGTAGTTAATGAACTTAGAGGTATGACATTTCCCGGATGCATACATTTATATTTTGATAATTTTGTTAAACAATTGGGCATTGATCTAGGCGTATTAAAATATTTACCTGATGTAATTATTGAGCATTTACACCCAGTAGCAGGTAAGGCTGAGATGGATGAAGGTTATGCCAGGGTTAATCAACCTAAATGGTATGAAGAAGATTTATTGACATTACAGAAGTACATCAGATCGCAAGAGTATGCAGATTTGGTAAACAAACTTAAATGAGAATTAGATTAAGACCGGCACATTCAGAAACTCAATTAGCAGAAATTTATGCAAAACCCCATCAACACAACAAGTTTGCTGATCATATTCAAAGGGTTGATAAAAGCATAGAATTGTTAAAGGCATTTGACACTTATGATTCTATTGGAGATTTATCAGCCGGTGATGCAACAATCATTAATGCCCTGGATGCAGATAAAAAATACATAGGCGATTTTGCACATGGCTATGAATTTACGGGCATTATTGATCAAACTATTGCCGATATGCCTAATGTTGATTTGTTTATTTGTTCAGAAACTTTAGAACATTTAGATGATCCTGAAACCACTTTACAAAAAATCAGAGCAAAAACTAAGTATTTATTTGTAAGTACACCATGCGGGGAAAAGGATGCTAATAACATTGAGCATTATTGGGGCTGGGATGCTGATGATGTGAAACAAATATTAATAGATACAGGCTTTGATCCAGTGGAATATTTTTTATTGGAATTCCCAGGTGGGGTTTACAATTTTCAGATGTGGATATGTAAATGAACATATTGATTACCGGATCACATGGCTTTGTTGGGCGCGCCTTTAGGCGTGCGTTACCTCATGCAAATTTAACTTTAGTAGATTTAAAGCAAGGTGTTGATTGCCGTAAGTTTTTCCAATTAGAAAAAAAGCAATATGATCTTGTAATTCATTTGGCCGCAGTGGTCGGTGGCCGGATGCTTATAGAAAATGAACCGTTAGCCTTAGCGGTTGATCTAGCCATTGATGCTGAGTTTGCATCCTGGGCAATGAGAACTAAACAACCCTATCTTGTTTACTTCTCATCATCAGCCGCTTATCCCATTGAACTACAAACGCTAAGTAAAAAACGCCGGTTAAAAGAAAAGGACATCAATTTTAATAAGATTGGTAAGCCTGATATGACTTATGGTTGGTCAAAACTAACCGGCGAAATGCTAATGAATTACTTGCGTGAAGAAGATACAAAGGTGCTAACCCTTAGACCATTTAGCGGATATGGTACAGATCAAGATTTAGATTATCCATTTCCATCTATAATTGAACGCGCGATTATGAACGCTAACCCTTTTAATATTTGGGGTAAGGCAACTACTACTAGGGATTTCATACACATTGATGACATAGTTGATGCGGTGATAACTATGGTTAGAAATGATTGCAATCAAACTGTAAATCTATGTACCGGCAGACCTAGCACTTTCATGGATTTAGCCACAATAGCCCTAAAGGTTTTAGGCCATGAAAAGACCCATCGCAAGAATTTTAAGGTATTAACGGATAAGCCGGCGGGTGTGGCCTATCGGGTGGGTGACCCAACCATGATGAGTGACTACTACACCCCAAAAATTAGTCTTGAAGAAGGCGTTGAACGCGCCATACGCGGAATAATATGATCTAAAATTGGTGACTATGGCTACTAAAAAACCTAGAAAAGCACCACAGCGTAAACGGCGCACGCCACGCAAGGCTGAGGCGTTGAACAAACTAGAAAATCATTACATCACATTAAATGAAATGTTTAAAGCGGCCAAAGCCGCCGGGTTTAGCCATGATGTTGCATTTTGGTTAATTACAGAGCCAGGTGCATCAATGCCTGATTGGATCAATCCATCAAACCAACCCACTGAGATCATTCCCCGAATTGATCCAACAGATGATGAGGATGAAGATTAAGCGCGATAAATCATTTAACGCAAAATATCTTGTAACCAGTGACTTGCAAGTCCCATTCCAATTTACAGAAGCCGTAATCAATCTAAAAAAACTGGTCAATACTTTCAAGTTTGATTTAGTTTTAAATGTTGGTGATGAGATGGATTTCAATACTATTTCTAGGTTTGCAGATGGTAAGGCTGAATCTTTTATGCAAACCCTGGATCAAGATCGGGCTACATGCCAGGATATTCTTTATGATCTAAAAACAGATGTAGTATCAAGATCAAATCATTCTGATCGGTTATACAAGGCCATACAACGCATACCCGGATTAATGGGATTACCTGAATTACAATATGCCAACTTTATGGGCTTTGATGATCTAGGCATCCATTACGCAAAACAGCCTTATCCAATCCCAGGAACTAACTTTGTCCTATGTCATGGGGATGAAGGGGTCATATCTAATATTGCCGGTCAAACCGCGTTGAACCTCAGTAAACGCTGGGGGCGGTCAGTAGTCAGTGGACACACTCACAGATTGGGCTACACATGTGCCTCAGAAGCCTTTAATGGCCGATTAGAGCGGGTTTTAGTAGGGGTTGAGTGTGGTCACACCTGTGACCTAAAAAAGATGTCTTATACCAAAGGCTACGCCAATTGGCAGGCCGGTGCGGTTATCATCCATATCAAGCGGGGCAATGTAAGCGTAGAGATGATCCCATTTAATGTTGATGGCTCATTCACCGCTATGGGTAAAGCCTTTGGGTGAGGTAGATCACAAAAATAATTGGAGAAAAGCCTTGTAGGTAATGGCATTTGTCAGCCCCTTAGTGTTTAATTGCATTTGTAAACGCAATTGACCAGGAAGGGTTAATTATGAAAGTACAAGTTACAAATGACATGTCTGCATTAGCAGGCATTATTGCAATGTATCAAAATGCTAACAAAACTATAACTATCAAAGTTTTAGATGATGTTAGTTATGAAATTACAAGAGATGGCCATACTTTAAAAACTAATATGTCATGGAGATATTTAGTCGGCTCACAATTAGTTAAACACATTGAAAATGACATTAAAGATGGTTATTACAAAGGTGTTAAGAGGATTGCCTAATGAAACTAACAAAGAATCAATTTGAAGGTTTAACAGAAGCCCAAATGGAATGGGGTACTAACACAGATTGGTTACAACAAAAAGACCGATTTGAAGATTCAATTTGTTGGTCACATCAGTTCATTTATTGGGTAGAAAATTATGCATCAGTTGTATTGGCTACCGAATACCTAAGACAAAACCGTTGGGATTACAGCATTTCTTTTGACAATGCTTTGGGTCAATATTGCTTTACAACTAATTACGCCGGATCATGGGTGTATGCATGAACGCCGTAGCCTACATTGAAAAAGGTTGGTGGGTATTACCATTAAAGCCACAATCCAAAGAGCCATGCAAGTTTTTACGGCATGGTTATCTTGATGCAAGTGATGATTTATCAACTATCAAGAAATGGTTTAAAGATGATAATGATTTAAATATTGGGTTAGCCATTGCTCAATCTAATTTAGTTGTATTAGATTTTGATAAGCGCAATATTGCATCTAGGACATTATGGGAACAATACCGCCGTGCATGTGTAGCATCTAATACACATACAGTTAAAACAGATAACGGCTATCACTTCTATTATCTTGCCGATAACAACAAGCAATTTAAAGGCAAGGTAATACCAGGTATAGATATAAAGCACAAAGGTTATGTTGTTTTACCACCATCTATACACCCAAATGGCACTGTTTATGAAGTAATAAATAATGTTGATCCGGTGCAATTACCGGCTGAATTAGAAAAGGTAATGACTTGGAATTAGTTAAGTACGATAAACAATCAGGTGCTTATGTTGATGAAAAGCGTAAGCATTTTGTAAAGGCTTCTCTAATACGCAAACACGCCAAAAAAGCAATTGGCGCAAGGCAGGTTAGAGGAAGGCTGTCAGCCAAAATGGTTGAAGCCTATTGGTTAGACAAGTTCAAGGAAGCGGTGAAATATGAACTATGAAATATACGGCTGGTTAATTACTGCCAGTTTGTTAGTGCTGGTAGCACTGTTAATAGGTGTTACATGGATGGTGGCCGTAGAAAATGGCTATGACAAAGGCTTTAAGAGTGGCTATAAACGCGGCTCAGCCGACATTAGACAATCAACCGTAAAGGTGCAAAAGGTTACCTTTAGTAACCACCCATCATTGCGTGAGCGACAACTTTCACAAGATAATGAATATTTGATGGACAAAGTTGTCAGCCTTTGGGATAGGGAAAATAAATAATGAACATGAATGATTATGTTGATGTGGCTGAACGCATAGCCCAATTAAAAGAAGCCTATCCGGAAGCATCATTGCAACCTTATGATCCTAATAAGCCTTATGAGATTGTGCAGGTTGAAGGTAAAACCTATGTAGTTTATACAGCCGCTTGTTACCGCGATCCTCATGATGTCAGGCCTGGAGTTGCAGTTGCCTGGGAACAAATACCAGGTAAGGGAATGACAGCCGGATCAGAGTTAATGATTTGTGAAACAAGCGCATGGGGTAGAGCCATTGTTGCGGCTATGAAAACTGCTACAAAGCGCGTGGCATCTAAACAAGAAGTAATGGCGGCTAAAGCCCGGCAATCTTGGGCAGTAACCCCTACTGATTCTTTAGATTCGGATTTACTATCTAGGCCATCTGAACCCATACCCCCTACAAAGGCAATCTATGGTCAGCCTGGTAGCAAGTCGGCATTGATGGAAAGAATTATGCGCCATCAGTTTGTAGAGGAAAAAAAGTATGATGAGAATCCAGCACCTATGAGTGTTGAACAGGTAGTTGATGTATTGGCTACTGATGTACCGGCGGTGCAACATTGCCAACATGGTGAGATGCAACTTAAAACAGGCATATCTAAGGGGCGGGGAACACCGTTTTATGGATATGTGTGTGCCAGGGGTTGTGATGCTAAATGGGCAACTATGAGTAAGGAAACCGGTAAATGGTATTACCCAGGTGCTAACAATGGGTGATATGGAAATGATTGACCCCACCGGAGTTAGGGCAAGATTTACAGATGATGGCGTTGAAGTAGATATTGTGCCATTTAGTGAATGTTGTGAATTTTGCAATGACCCACGCATGATGAATGTAAACGGCGTGCGTAGGTGCGCCGGATGTGGATGCATTAATCACATTGAGTACAGGGTTCATGAGTAAATTTGATTATCACCGGGCTATGGCTGAAGGTCATGGCTATAACCTGTATGTGGCTGACCTACTGGCCACATTTGGGATTCCAAAGGTAGATGTACCTGAATTTAGCATTGCTACTACCCATGATGAGATTAGAGATAAAACCCTTAATGAAAAAGACATTGTGGTTGATGACCTAATCCTAGAAGTTAAAAGTAGTAGCCGATCATTTACCGATGTGGATGATTTCCCGCATAATCCTTTGATTGTGGACACGGTTTATGGCTTTGATAGCAAAATAATAAAGCCATTTGCCTATGTAATTATTAGCCAAAAGACCCACAATATCTTTGTTATACCTGTTGCAACAAAGTATGATTGGGGTATCCAGGAATACTACGATGCACAGAGAGATATAACCGAACGCTTTTATATGGTACAGAAGCGACATTGCAGACCATTTATTGAACTAGTGGACATCCTGTTAGAGAGAGCCCATGAGCGAACCAATCAGATGTAATAAATGTGGTAATTGGATTATCAGTGATCAATCCTGCTACATATGTTACATATTAATGAGAAGCCAAAAAAAATTAAGTTAGTGTGAACTAGATCACATCTCATATAGTGAGATAAGTGAAGGAGTTACGCAATGATCATTAGGAGTAGTGTGCTAGGCTCACGCCTTAGCATTTGGCGTAAAGGCCAAAAATGCGAGCCCCGAAGGGGATGGCTCGCAAGGTGCTGGCTATTTGGGACATCTCTATGTTTAATGACATTCTTGCCCATTACAAAAGCAAATTCCGAAATAATCCACAAATCCAATCTAAAGCAATATACATTTTTTAAGTTAGATTACTCATTTGAACAGTTTTATTGTGTGGATGAATTGTGGTTTATGGAAAGTCGGTGGGATCACAAGGCCAAAAATCCTAAATCTAGTGCCTTTGGGATACCCCAAATTTTAGGATTAAAAGAGAAGAATCCTTACAAGCAAATTGATAGAGGATTGGCTTACATCAAACACCGCCATAAAAATCCATGCCAGGCATTAACCTTTCATAAGAAAAACGGTTGGTATTAGTGCCTGATTGTCAGCATGTGTATAAAAGCCTGGGTGCATCATTGTGTCATTACTGTGGATTACCTACCCATGAAGTAGATTGGGCTCACCAAAATAGGTTAAAAGAGCAGTGGCATATAGATAATCCAAATGCTCAATATGAAGGGTGGATGTCCATTTGAAGGATACAGAAAAGATAACCATAGGTATCACATCACCAGGTTATGTAGTTACAGACTTTATGACAAGCATTTTAGATGTTGCTAGATCACAAAAACAATTGGGTCAGTTTATTAGCCTACAAGGTTCAGGTGTTATTAGTAGGTTGCGTAATCAGATAGTTGCTACCTTCTTACAAAAAACTACTGATGATTGGCTATTGCAGATAGATACAGATCAAAGGTTTACTGTTGATCATTTCAAAAAGTTAGTTAGTTCGGCTGATAAAGATAAGCGGCCTATTGTGTCCGGTGTTGTGCATGGTGGTTGGGATGTGGGTGAGTTGTACTTAGAGCCTGTGCCTTGCATTTTTAAGTTAGGTACTGACAATGGATTGTATGCTATCCATGACTATGAAGAAGATAGTGTGATTGAAGTAGATG